GCAATCAACCTAATCTGCGTGGCTCTGTCCATGTAGACAAAGTATTGTTAGAGAATTTAATCCATCAATCAAAAGGTCAACTAGTAGAGATTGCTATTGCTGGGTGGAATCAGAAGTCTAAAGCAGGTGAACCTTACATTTCACTTGCAGTATCTGAACCATATAAGAAAGAAGAACAATCAACTGGGGAGAAACAACCATGGGAAGTGTAAAGCGTGGACGACCCGTTGGATCTAAGAACAAACCAAAGGTTAAGACTGTGCGCCTCACCAATACTCAAATAGCGCTTGGTAAAAAGTTGGGCGTGTCTCCTGAGCAGTATGCAAAATCACTTATTAAGATAGAGAAACAAGAAAAAGCTTCTTTAGCTAGAAAGAAACGTGCCTCAATTAAAAAAGTGGATTGGGAGAAACTTTCTAAAGAATTACATGAGTCACTTAAAAGTCAAATTAAAGAAAACGAACAGCACTATAACTGGTGCTTGGAGTGGAGGGAAAAGTTTGACAAACTAGAGGCTGAACATAAAAAAGAGGTTGAAGAATTAAATGCTCAGTTACATCAATCTTCTATTCGTGCTTATAAATTAAGAGGCATTGTCGAGTATTTGGAGGATCAAATTGAACACAATTCAATTCGAAGCAATTAAGACCGCTTTAAGACAGACTAAAGATGGCTATGGCTTATCATTAGCTGTTCATCCTGACGACTTGCCAGATGACTTAATGCGTGATTTTGTAGGCTCTAGGTACATGGTAGTCATGGTTCGTATTGGAGACAATGAAAAACCAGTTAATCGTGAACTAGAATTTCCAGGAGACCATGCAGTAAAAGTAGCTGGCATGATGTGCAGAGATCCCGATTTTTGGAAATGGATTAAAGAGAGGGCGGTATTGCCACAAGAAATTAGTTCTGAAAAAGAATGCGCATCATGGTTGGCTGATTACTTAAACATACAGTCTCGTAAGGAATTGAAGGAAAAAGAAACAGTTAGAGAAGAATTTAATAAATTACGGAAATCATTTGAAGCTTGGAAAAAATCATGACAGAAAAAAAATTAGTTCCATACAATCTTTATTTGTATACAGAACACGTAGATAAATTAAAGAAAATGGCTGGTCAACGAAAGGCGTCCAGTCTTGTACGAGATGCGGTCTCTATGATGTTAGATGGTAAAGACGAGTATTACGCTGGATACAATCGTGCTTTATCAGACTCTGTATCTGTCATCAATTCATGCAAAGAGATTGAGTGTATTGCAGTGCGTGGCGTACAGATCTCTGACATTTTGGCAGATCAAATTAAAGCCATGGAGAAAACAAAATGACCGATGAAGATCGTAGAGATTGTTTTGCATTTATGCTGACAGTTGGGTTTGCTATGAAAGGCGAAGTAAATCCAAAAGCAATATGGGAAATAGCAGATATGCTTGTTGAAGCCCGTGATGAAAAGCCTGAAATGGGTATTAAAACTGTGCGTAAGGGGAGAAAGTAATGTTAAAGACAACGCCAATTCGTAAGTCTATGGATGGGATGAGTGCTATGACTAATAGTTGCTTTCCAATTGGACCAAAAAGTTCTACAAAAAGAGATTGGATTAGGGATAAAGATCTTTATCTTGGGCATATTAGTGGCATAGAAAGGATAGTAACTCCAGTCTATATAGCGACCGATATGAAAAAAATCGCATATCTTATGGATGCTGTAACTGGAACTTTGTACCGACCAAGAGATGGCAAATGTATGACATCTGATAGATTGGTTTTGAATAAGTATGAACAGGTAGAAGGTCTTGACAAACGCCTAATGAAAGTTAAAAGTGAGCAATTTGCAGGAGGTGAAGAATGAAAGATACCCCATACAACAACGGCAAGATTAAGATAGGTAGCGAAGTGTATCTTAACAAGTTAGTTAACCCACCATACATTGAATATGATGAGGATATGTTGGAGTTGCAAAGCTACCTTATCCATGACCCACGCATACTAAACAAAGAGTATTGGCTTAAACGGGTTTACATTATGTTTCTTCTTTTTGTTTTGACTGTACTCTTAATGGCAAATTAATATGATAGTCACCATACTTAATATGTTTGCCCTGTTTGTCGCTACCTGTGCGGTGCTGATCTTTGCTGTGGTCTTTGCGTTCTTTCTGTTCATCATGTATGCCTGTATCCACATTGGGTGGAGAGAGATTAAAGGGATGCCATTGTCTGAGTTATGGGAGAGGATTCAGAAATGAGAAAAGTGAGCATACGAACAGTTGAAAATACTATTGGGCTGGCACGTAGTGTCGCTAATGGAACAACCAAATTTCCTTTCGTTGGTTATTGTGCAGATCTGATGGAAAAGATGTTGGAAGAGATTAAAATGCTACGCCAACAAGCAGACTACATAAAGCATTTGGAAGAGGGGTTGCAGTCGTCAATTAATTTAAATAAAGCACAAGCGGAGAGACAAGAGAAATGACATTTCTTGTAGCCAATATACCACCCGTTAAATGCTTTGTTCGCAAAGAGTTTCTTTATAACCACGAGAAGGGGCATGGAGAACTAGAGCCTTGTGTATGGATGACTGCTAAGGCAATCAAGGGTCAAGCGTTTCGTATCGAGTCAATGCTGACCAACTACGGGGCGTTGTACGACAAGCTACCAATCCATGCCTATGTATGGAAAGAGGTAGCCGAGCCGTTGCCGTTAGACCACCTACAGATATGGGACTGCCTATCGTATGACATGGCGGTGATTGAGAAGTCTAACTTGCGGGGTTTGAAGGTTAAGTTCTTTGGCAAGGACAAACAGTTTCACTTTGGTAATTACTTGTTCACCATTGACTTTGCATCGCCCGAATCTAACAGACTAGATACTAGCTTTTCAGAGGGTGTTGAGGAGCATAAGTCGTATAACTTTATCCGCTTAGATAACGGGCAGTTTGCCTGCCAGCCCAATAATCGATGCCTTTGGTACGATGTATCACTAGTACCTGCTGTCTTAAAAACTCCTGACTTCCGCATACCCACCGAGGTATATAGCGTTGAGAATCACGCTAAGTGGAGTGCTAAGGATGAATGGTTTTATAACTTTGAGGAGATAACATGACTACCTTTACTACCGAAGACCGTAAAAACGCATCACCCCCACACATTGTAGATAGTGGTGCGAGTATTAAAACATTAGCAGACTTTATAGAACAAGAGACCCGTGTAGAAATGTTACGCCACCAGATGCAATTATTACTGGAGGAGATAAATAAACTACAGGCTGAGAATGCCAAGCTCAAAAGGGAAGTAGAAGACCTGATGGATGGGAGATGTTAATGGATATCCAACTAAGAGATTACTTTGCCGCTAAAGCTATGGCGGCTTTGATAACAGAGACGGGTCTGATGCTAGACGACTTTGCTGGTGAGGCTTATGAGATTGCAGATAAAATGATGGTCGCCCGTGATAAAAGACGAGAAGAAACACAAGCAGATCCTAGCTAGACTAGGTTGTATGGTATGCCGTAGGGTATACGGGATAGACCATGGAGAAGTAGAACTACACCATATTCGGGGTGGCAGAGGCTGGGGTAAGGGTGACTACACTACCCTAATACCGCTTTGCACAGAACATCATCGTGGGAATACAGGCGTCCACGGATTAGGCACTAAAGCCTTCCCAAAACACTATGGCTTTACAGAGGAAGATCTCCTCAATGACGTTACTTATTTGCTTTCAGAGACTTCCTAACTGACTCTGCTTGTTCTGCCAGAATTGACAAAATCTGTTTCATATTGTCAATCATCTCTCGTTTGGTCGTGCCATCTAAAGTCTTATCATTAGTAATGACACGGATCTGCGCACGAACATTAGCCATTTCCTTAGCGGTCTTATCGTACATTTTGTTAAGAGCAATCTTATCGCCCTTTTCTTCTAGGATCTTCTGGACTTTCTCGGTGTCACCAAGCTCTGCGTAGTGACGCATATCAGCATAGGCTTGATTAATTTCCTTGTTGTTCTCGTAGAATGTTGTAACGTAACGTGACTGATCGCTTGGCAGACTCTTAATAAATCCTTGGCTTACTTTATCCATGACCTTGATATCTGGATATGCACCATCTCTGAATGGTAGGGTGGCGTATACGGATGCCTGAGTAGCGGTGCCTCCTAACCATCCAAAATAAGCCTTAATAGCGTAATCGACCTGAACTGGGGATAGGGATACCTTCTCTCCAAAGATTGAAGATAGACCGCCTAGAGCCTGTGCAATAGGGCTTGTATTATCTGTTACCCGTTCTTGTTTGGATAGTCTTTCCATACCAGCAGACTCAATAGGCGCACCTGTAAATGCGTCTTTGTTGGCGTATAGATCAACTAGTGGACGGATCATCTGTGGAATTGGGTTGATAGCAAACGTATCTGTAAGCATACGGAATACGCTATCTCCAAATGCCTTGCCTTCTGCACCCTGATCTACGATCTGCTCAAGGACACGCTCTGCCATCGTACCGAATGCACCAATCTCAAAAGGTTTTGGAACACGGAATGCCGCTTCCATACCTGGTAAACGGAACCACCAGAAGTTATCTCGATCCCATGCTTCCCGCTTCTGGAACTCTTCATCGTCCTTAAACGCCATATAGAGAAGCATGGACGCCATGGCTACGGCTAAGGTTGTATAACCAAACGCACGGGCTTTCTGTGCATCGTTGGCTTCAATCTCTTTACCAGTGATAGTGTTGTAGAGGACACGGCTGGTAGGCGTAATACCGTCTCTGCCGAGCTTGTATAAACCTTGAACACGGGCATTCAAGAATGGGATGGTCTGCGCTGCCAAACGGAATGCGGGCCAAGAGCCTTGCATCGAGAAGTCTAGTAAGTCCCTAGCGTAGAAAGACGCTTGCAAATGATCGTAACCTTTATCTTTAAGTTGGTTATAAAGTGCCATACGATTAGCCGACTCAGACTTATTGCCCCAATCCTTATACTTCTCCCATAGGATGGTTAGTCCTTTCTTAACTTTATCTGGGGAATCTAGAATGGTATTAGCATCTACGCCCTGATCGAGCAGTCGCTTGATTAATTTACTCTGGTCGCCTTCGTATGCAGTACCAAAGTTAAATATCGCGCCCCCTGCTAAAGCAGATATGTGAGCAGGATTGTTGCGATTACTTGCAACCCATCCATCAATAACGTTAGCAAAAGGATTCTTCTTAAGATCGGTTACTGCGATTGCCGAGATAGAGTCACGGAACAAGTTACGGACTTTAAACGCTGGCGAAATAGTTACACCAAACTGAAGCATATTCTTGAAGTCACGGGCTACGTCTAAGAACTTAGACTTTGGACCCATATAGCCAATCGAACTAATCGAGTCTAATAGCATTGGATCGACCACACGATAGTAAATCGGCTGTCCATCATTCATCATTTTGACTGTGCCTTTATCAGCAGTAGTCATGTAAGGCTTGACAGAACCATCTCCAATAATCTCGCCTGTAGAACGATTAACTACGTTGCCATCTATAAATTCGTACTGGAGTTTTAGATTAGGCATGACCGCACCAAAATTGGTAGCGTCCTTCATGATGGTATTGACTGCTTGATTCTTCATGGAGGCAGACAGGATATGACTCCAGTTGCGTAGAGTATTCTCCATCAAATCGCCATAAGGTCTTTCCCCGCCTGTAAGTTCTTTCGAGAACTGTTGGTTTGTTAGACCAGAAGCGGTAGACGCACCCTGCAAATCCCCGTCTTCCATGGCACGGTAGAAAGGAATGTAGTTAATATCAGCAGAGAAACGCTCGTAAGCACCAGGATTATTTGTGTAGTAATCAATTAACTCTTGACGCAAATCAGGCGTCATATTGTTTAGGGAATTGATATCACGAACTAATGCACGATAGTCTTTGAGGATGTCTTTATCTTCCTCGGTAACATTCATTGCCTTTTTATTTTCTATACGCTCAATCTCTTCTCTGTAAGGACGAGTTAGGATTTCCTTGTCCTTGGTAGTTAGGAAGTCTCTAGCATTTAAATCATCAATCTTCTGTCTAGAAGAGTCGATTAGTCCAGCGTCTAAGGCTACCTTAAGAACAGACTTGTTTAAGGTATTCATCTCGCTACGGACTTTATTGTAGATCTCTAAGCGTGGCTTACCGTCTATTGTTCCTTCTGCAAACTCATTCCTACGCTTGATTAACTCTCCCATGTTAGGCATTTTGGTGCGCTTTTCCATGGGTAGCTGAGATTCACGATTGAGGGCAACCCACATCTGATAGCGGTCTACTTCTTGACCAATTGGCTTCATGATATCCATCAAGCCCTTGGTTCCTTGTTTAATGTTTAACGCACCACTATCGTTAAAGACTTGACCAAAGAATGTTAGACCCTCTAACGCACCATCTACTGTCTTAGATAGACGGGCTTGCATATAGCCTTCTTCGCTATAGTCCTTGATAGCACGGAATTGGTCAGCAATACCCTGAGCAGTCTTCTTCCAGAAGTTATCCCGTAATCCCTCTATGCGGTCGATAATCGTCTTCTGCTGTGGGTAAAAGACTGGCTGTGCTAATTGAACTAGCTTTGGATCTACGTCCGCAAACGCACCCATGGGGATAGGCTTACGTTTTTGTAGTAATTCTTTAGCCTTGGCAATAGCTATAGGGGCAGTAAACTCTTCGTCTATCTCTTCTCTAACAGGAGAGAATGTGCCTTTGTTACTAGTAGCAGACTTAACTTGATTTGGTTCAAACGCAACCCATTGTTGGGTTATCTCATCAGGCATACCTTCAACTTTTTCTTCATATACAACGCCATCGTAACCCTTGTTTTTTAAATCATCGATGTCGTAGCTTATAAATTCTTCAAAAGACGCTTTAAATGGATTAGTAATCCTTACATAAGCTGGGACAACATTTTTCCCATATGTTTTAGCAAATGATTCTGCTTCCCATCCACCAAAGAAAAATGCGCCTTCTTCAGTATTAAATTTCTTGAATTTAGAATCTGTACCGTGATAAACAACTACTGGATTTCCATTCTTGTCTACAACTTTAGAGTCACCAAACCAACGCTTAAATGCTGGTGTATCGGTTTGAGGTTCAGCGCCAACCTTCTCATAGAGATAGTTTTCTTTGGAGTCGTATTGTGCATTCTTAGCCAATACAAAGTTACCAACTTGGATTAACTCATCGGCAGACTTGACTGGCATAGCGTTGGCTCTGTCATAGAAATAGCCATGACGGGTAGGATCTACGCCTACCTGAATCCATTCTGGGTCATTTAATAACTCAGTAACTCTTTTGTAAGCCTCTTCTGGAGAGATGTTCTTATACTTTCCTTCCATGGTCTGGGCTGGTAACTTGCCTTCGCCAGTAGCAACCTTGAGCAAAGCCTGTTGGTTTCTGTTAGAGAACTTCACATCTGTAGCTGCGGCAACGCTGCCATAACCAATCACTTGACCAACCTTGCTGGTATTACTTCCTTGATGGATAGACACAACGCTTGCGCCTTTACGCAAGGCATTGATATCCATACGCAATCCAACTGGTGTGCCGTCCGCAATATTAGGATTTAACTTATCTTTCTGATTAGTAGCCAGTGCATTTCTCATAGCTTCATTAGATGCGGGTTGGCGTGGTGCTGGAACAGGGGCAATAGGCGCATACTTATTGACCATCTCCTCAAACTGCTCTCTGGTTAAAACGCCTTGCTGTAATTGTTGTGCAGCAATAGCCAGTTCTTTTGAACGACCAGGCGGTAGTTTTCCTAAATTAATGCCTTCTTCAGCAACGTCAGTACCAACTGATTTTTTAAATTCTTTAATGTTGTCCCATGACATATCAACAATTTTAGGATCTAAATTATCAACAACCCTTCCATCAGGTAATTGATAGAACGTATATCCATCATCTGTTTTGAATTGGCGTGTAAAAATCTTTTCACCTTCAAAACGCACCCCTGTTTTGCTAATTTCCGCAGTAATATCAGAGATTGGTTTTTCTAGGATCTGATCGGTTGCACGAACAACTGCCTCAAGTGCAGTCTCATATTCTTCGTTAATACCTAACAATCTACGGAAGACATCTACTAATTCATTAAATAAAGTCTTTTGTTTTCCTACTTTAATTTTGCTTAGGTAAATCTGGAAGTCTGTATCAGTTAATCCCCAAGCAACTAACTCTCTAGGATTCTTAATTGTGTTAGCACCACCAGCAATACGAGAAAGAATTGGGCTTTTCTTACCAGCAGCAATGTCTAAATTAACTTGTTTACGAACTTTAATACGAATGCTCTCTAAGTCTTTGTAAATTTGGCTGGTTTTTTGAAGTATACGTAATTCACCATTAGTAGCAATGTGCAATAACTCATGCAAAATGGTTACATAACCTGCGGTAAATTTATCAGCATCACCATTATTTTGAACGCCATTAAACTCTAACGTAAATTTAGTGCCAAGCGAGCTATAAATAGTGTTGGTTACACCTCTTGTACCAGAATCTACTAACTTTGGACCAGATGCTGTGCTAATTCTTGTTTTATATCTTTTGTCACCATTACGAACATTAACTTTTTTTACAAACATTTTTTTTGCAGCAAGACCATCTATGACCTTTTTAACCTTGACGGATACTGCTCGTGCCGCACTGTTGGGTGCATTATCAATAGAGTATTGAGCTAGTTCAGGAATAGTTAATCCATCAATTTCTTTAGCAATTTGCTCTTTTGGTTTATCAATATCAAAATCAATAGGTTCTGATTCTGGTTTAGTTGGAACTTCTGGAGTAGGCTCTTCAAATAAACCTGGCTCCCCTGCTGGAGTTTCTAATGCTTTATAGACTTCAGACAATGGCTTTTTAGGAACAGCACCAAACATATCTGTACCAGCCTGTGTCTGCTTGATAGCCTCATCTGCTAATGCACCTAAGCGTTCACCAATCCGCTTACCAGAACGAACATTGTCAGCAAACATATCTAGGACTAAAGCGGAGTTAGGATCTACATCCAATCCTATTTGCTGTGCTGCGGTCTTCAGGTTCATGCCTGTACGTCTAGCGTTAACAGCTAGTTCGGCTGCCTGAATAATGGCATTACGAACATCATACTCACCAGCACCTTCTAGTTGTGCCATCTTAGGCGCTACTCTGGCTAGTGCATTCAATATGGTTTTGGCTTCAGGATCGGCTGCCTGAGCGTATAAATTAATTAGGGAGTCACTACCATATGCCTTTTGGAAAATAGCGTTTGCAAGGCGGTCTATAGCCTGTGTGGTAGGTCTTCCAGATTTATCCGTTAGTTCAGTGCGTTCCTCGATAGGCATCGCATTGATGAACTGCATTAGGGTTTTCCCTGATGGAGTGCCGTCTTCGTTGAACTCAAGTCCGCCTAAGTCAAACCTACGGATATCGTTCTTGGCAGTTTCAACGGGAGACAGTCTGGCAATTGTAGGTCTATTAGAAAGGTCTGCAATGTTTGGTGTTACATAGGATTGGGGCATGATCCTAACCAATACTGGATTAGGCATCAATTTAATTACTTCAGGATTTACACCATGGTTTTTATCAGCGATTAACTGATTCTTATAATCTTCTGCTGTGCCTCTGGTATATGCGGCTTTTAGTCCAGCAATCCTTCCGTTTCCAGCAATTGCCCGCAAACCATCTTGTTGCATATCCATGAACATAGGATCAATTGTCCCGTCCGCAAGATTGGACGAATGCACCATAGCGGCAGGAACTACTGAGTACATGACTGGAACTTTAGTTCCATCAGGTAATGTGGCAGTATCGGTATTTCCTAGAAATTTGCTTGGCAAATCAAAGGTGCTAATTGTGACTGGCGCTCCAGTACCAAACTCTTTAGATTCACTGACACGACTGTAATCTGGGTTTGCAGCAATACTTTGCATCTGCAAAATAGACGCTTGGGTAGAACGATCACGATTCTGAAATACGATCTCTGAACCCTCTGGAAGTCCTGTAAAGTAGTTTTGTAAAGCATCTTTGGGTGGTTCTTTTGGAGGCTCTGCGGTTACGGTAGGGGCAACAGGTGGGACTACAGGCGGAGTCTCAGGTGGAAGCGTTTCCACTGGTGGAGCTGCTGGTGGCTCTTCTGGCGGAATGACCCCAGCAGTCGGGGCTGGAGTCTCTACTGGGGGTACTATCGGTGGCGGGGTTTCTTGTCTTGCCCGCAACGCATTTACCACGCCTGCTGGACCACCAAATAAAGCACCGCCTAAGCCACCTAATGCAGTAGCTGCACCTACACCTTTTAATAAATCGGTCTCTGGAAATACTTCTTTAATTCCAACTTGTTTAGCAAATGCACCGCCACCTTCTTCTATGGCTTCTGATCCAATCTCTCCAACGGTACTCTTTAGGAATCCTGCTGTACCAGGCATTCCTTTTCCAACTAATGCACGTTCGATGGCTGTACCGCCAGGTAATTTAGAAGATGCCAAGCTAAGTCCTGCTGCTTCAATAGCGGCTACTCGACCTTTAGATAACGCAATTCCTTGGGCTTCCTCATCAGGAACGCCTTGTTCTCTTAACTGCTTGTAGATAGTCTGGTAGGTGTCATAGCCTACGTCTGTGCCTTGCATAACAGCACCGCCTGAAACGGCAGAACCAACACCGACTTTTGCCATGGCTTGTTCAGTCGCTTCTTTCATAAGCAACTTAGCACCGCCTTTACCTAATATACCAAACCCATATGTACCAATTAGATTAGGAATCTGCTCAGCAAAGAATGATGTCAGCAGGGCTGGGTCAGTAGCAGTAGTTCTAAGAGCTGCGCCCGCTTCTTGAAAGAACCCTTCGGCTTTCTCAATCTCTCTAGCCCGTAACTGTTCTTTGGCAATTAATGTGGGTGATTTAGCTTCTTCACCAAGCTTCTGGATGTCTGCACCCAAAGCCTGAAGACCAGTCTTTTTTTGTTCAGGGAGATCGCCTGTTCTGGTAAAACCTACTAACTCAGAGATCTGACCTGGCAATTGCATAAGATTGCCAACACCCGATACAAAACTAGCGCCGATATCTTTAGCGCCGCCTACAAATCCACGGGCAATTTTTGCTTGATCTTCTGGATTGTCTAACGTACCAGTAAAAGGCTTTAGTTCTAATGGTTTATCTAGCTCACCAGTAAACTCTTTAATAGGCATAACTGTCCTTTAAGAAGCAGTAACTAGTTTACCATCTGGTGTTTTATAAACTGGCTTTCCTTGTGATGTGCCTACTTGCGTTGATCCTGGCGGTAAACCTGATGGTAAACCTGACTGAGGCGTGAAACCAAGACCTAATGTCATAAGCTCTCTTGCCTTTTGAGCTTTCTGTGTTTCATTTAATGTTAGATTTTTAGGATCAGCAGCAATTAATTTGTATGCCTCTTCAAATGTTATAGTACCAGTTTTACCAACACCCGAAATTTGTCTTGCAATTTCTGGATTAGTTCTATAAAGCTCTGCTAATTCTGCAATAGAAGATGGTTTTCCTGCCTGTCTTTCTGCCGCAGCTGCTTGGCGTCCAGTATACCCAGCCAATTCTTTACGAATTGCAAGCTCTTCTGCTGCTTTTTTAGCTTCTTGACGTAGACCTTCAATACCCATAAGCTCTTTAATACGACCACGCTCTTCAGCCCGCAGTGCTTTAACGTCCTCACCGTATCCTTTGAGAGCAGGGGCAGCGCCCTTACCGATATTAACAAAGGCGTAGGGGGATTCACCACCTAGCATACCGAGACTAGCCTCTAAAAGCCTAGCGTATTTTGCTTCTTCTTTAGACCCTTTGGCGGCTTCACGCTCATCCATAAGCATCTTTTCATACTTAGAATATAGTGGCTCTTCTGGTGGCTTTTCGTCTTGTTTTGTTTTTGGCGGTTCTGTTTTAACTTGTGGCTCAACCTTGGCAGTGGAAACGTTTCCACTTTTTTTAGCAGACTTGTCTTTTTGCTCTTGCTCAAATAAAGCAGCAGCCTTGTCAAAGGTCTCAAAATCTTTGTTTAATGCTTGTTGCTGACGTTCTTTTTGCATAGCGTCAGTAACACTTTCATTAGGCTTCATTCTGCCTTCTGCAACCATCTTGCCTTTGGTTGTTAGATCAGTACCCGCAAACATAGGTATCTCACCTGTACGGGCTTGTGATGCAGTGCGGAAACGTTTTGCTTGCTCTTCTGGAGTTTCACTTACAAATCTTCTTGCTGCTCCAATTACTTTTTCTCCAACATAATTTGGATCAAAAACGTTTTTAAATAAACTTGCAACTCCACGGCTGCGTTGTAAATAAGGATTTTCTTCTAAATACCGTTTATCTTCTTCTGATAACTCGGTTGTTGGCATATTGGTCGATACAGGTTGATTTAGGTTATTTTGGAAAGCAACAATCCCACCGCCCGCATACATTCTTTCAGGCACTGGTAGTTGAGCAACCCCAGTATTTTCCATTTCTGGCATCTGTTGAGGCATTTGTTGTGGTTGTTCTGCCATTGCGTTTTGTGCCATGATCTGTTCCATCACGGACGTCTGTGGAGTGCCACCTTGCATTGCTTTGGATTTAGCAGCAGCGTCAATCATCTCAGCTTTTCTGGCAAGGATTGGGGCTACCATTTCAGTAGCAATTTGTTTCTTCTGAGCCATCTGCATAATCATGGCTTGTGGCAATTTAGCTAGATCATCAATTGAACTAGACTGCTGACGGATGGCAGATAAGATGCTCATGATTTACCCATCATATTAAATAAAGAAAGACCTCCCAGTCCAATACCAGCTAATTGACTAGCAAAGCTTGGCGGAGGAGTGGTCATGGTTTGAGAACCAACTGTGTCGCCCAAAGGAACACCACGGAGGATATTGGCAAAAGAACCTAACTGTTGCTCTGGGAATCCTAATGCTCTCATTTGGTCTTGATACTGAGCATCTAATTGTTGCTGTGCAACACTGCGTTCTGTACCACCAAATGCTCCAAGAGCAGTAGAACGAGCTAAGTCTGTCTGTTGCTGTAACGCACCTTGCTGACCTAATCCTTGACCTAATTGACCATAGGTAGCAGCAGAGCCTAACTGAGCTTTCTGTGCGGCTTCAAAGGCGTTTTGTAAGCCCATAGCCTGTATTTGACCCAGCTTAGTCTGAAGGTTTCTATCGGCTTCAGTCTGGGCTAATAGCTGTCTTGCGCCACCATAGGTTCCTTGACGAGCAGCACCTAAGTTTTGTGCCATTAATCCTTTTTGTGCGTCCCTTAGAGCTTCTGCTTTGTTAACGTCAATAACATTTTGAGCATAAGGCGACATATAGGCTTGAGTCTGCTCAGGGCTTAACATTGACCCTAATGCTCCTAGTCCTTGAGCGTACGCTCCATAGCCAGTTTGAAACTGTTCTGGACGTGCCATTCCAGCAATTTGTTGTCCTGCGGCTTGTTCTTGAGCAGATAGTCCAGCAATACGTCCAGCACCTTCTAGACCCATTTGGGATAAAGGCTGACCATAAGCGGTGGCATAGTCTCTAGCAAATACTTCTTGTGCTTTTGGTAGGATTCCGTAGGATTGGTCAACGCCAGTAAAATACGGCATTAACTCCGCTGGGATTGATTGTTGACCTGTTGTGACTGTAGTAGTTTGAGCCATAATTTATCCTTTAAGCGGGCATCATTTTATTAGGTTTAATCTGACGACCTTGCTTTTCATTGCCTGTACGAGCTTTTCTAACTCTATCCATCATGGAATATAACTGTTTTGCTCCAGCTTTAGAAGAGCCATTTCCAAGATGAGATACTACATCGGCTGGAATAACAAATTCACCATCAGCCAGTCTAGCTTCTTGAGTTCCCTCTATTGTAGCTGGGATAGAGTCGCTCATGCCATCTCCACCGCCTGATAAAAATCTTGGAGTGCCGCCAGTAGCAAATTGCTGCATACCACCTACAGCACCTTCATTAAAGGCTGGCTGAGAGAGTCTGCTTAAGGCTAGATTTGGCATACCGCCAGCAGCGTACCCAAGACCAAATAGACCTTTTTGAAGATTGCCCTGATCCATGCCCATAGCAGAGTAATCACCGCCTAGTTCATCATCTACTTGACCACCCATAGCATACATATAAGGGTTTTCCCTTACTGCTTGTTCTGCTCGTTTTTTGCCTTTAGATATTCTGGCTAACATATCTGCTTGAGACTGTCTTGCTGGTCCTGCTGCAAGCTCTGCTTCTTCTCGCATCTTATTGGCTTCATCTATAGCCATCATTCCAGATGTTCCCATGACTATAGGAACTCCCGATTTAAATATGCTTGCTTTTGTCCCAAATGCTTTAGTAGCGGCATCAGAATCAGAACTTAGCAAATTACCAACGCCACGTTGCATTGCATCAGTATCTCTAAAAAATCCTTTTGGTGTTACTGTTGACGCAGGGACTTCTGTTCCAGGAACAGCATAAGACTCAGCAAGAGTATCAACGAGAGGCTTAGTTGGTTCCGTTCCAGCAGCTTCTATTCCAGCACCAAGAGTAGATGCACCATAGGCGGCTATACCACCCATTAAGGCACGTTTCATGTCAAATCCTGTACCTGGTCGCCCAAATCCTGAAGATAAAGCTCCCACTCCAACTGCCATAGCGGGATTGGTAATAAACGGAGCGGCTAGTATTCCAGCGTACGGAGCTACATCTTTTAGGAAAGGAAGAGCTTGTCCTACAGGCTGAACAATCGCTTTTTCTATAGGTTGAAAGGCTCTTGTTAAAGCGTTAGAAATACCGCCAAAAGCAAAATGCTTCACTTCTCCGCCTTTAGCATAACGTCTATTAACTGTTGCATAACGATCAAATGGATTTTCATAATCGTAAACATTGGAAGCTGTTACTCTATTCCTTAATAAATAAGGACTTGCAACTCCACCAGAAGAACCGTAACCGCCTGTGTACCGTGAATCGGCTGCAACAGGTGAGCCTTGTGGTTGTGGCTGTTGACCTCTATTTGCTAATGACAATGCCCCTAAACCAACAGCGGCTGATTTGTATGGATTATTTACAACATAAGATTTAGCAGCATTGTAACCAGCACCTAGCAATCCAGCCGCTCTATCTAAATACCCTGTTTCAACCATTTTTTGCGTTGCAGCATCTGCTGGTGTACTGTAATCAAATATAGGAGCATCAGTATTTGGTGATTTATTAATTAAATCATTAAAAAACTTTTCTTTTAGCTCTTCTTCAGACAGAGTTGGTGTTGTTGAAGACGCTAAAACTTCTGGGCTATAGCCTAATTGTGTAGCTCCGTCAGGTAAGTCTTGATATAGGCTTCCAAGATCCAATTCAGGCGGTATAACATCTACTGGGGGTGTCCCGTCTATGTATGGGCTTGCTTCATCAGGTGTATAGCTTGGTGGCGGTAAATAATCAGGTGGAGGAGTGCCATCAATATACGGACTACCTTCGTCTGGTACATAGTTAGGTCTATAAGAATCTGGAGGAACTCCATCTATATATGGACTTCCTTCATCAGGAACATATCCAGCATCGCCAAATAATGTGTTTAAACCATAAGAACTAGCACCTGCTAAAGCTGCATTTTTTAAAATATCTCCTGGATCATCACCCCTAATTGCTCCAGTAGCTGCACTGGTTCCAGCAGCTAATGCAGCAGCTTGTCCAGCAGTTAAGGCGGCTCCAGTAACCATAGGTGCTGCATAAGGAACGGCAATAGCCGCAATTGTTCCCCAACCGCCAGGTACTGTATCTCCAACGGCTTTATCTACATCTGCTAAAGCCCCTAAAATTCCACCGCCACCACCATCTGTTCCAAGGACAGACGATATAGGATCTGTAATAGCGCTAACAATACCTCCGCCTCCACCGCCTTCTAAAGTCATGCCGTGTCTAAACGGGTTATGTCTGCCGCCTAAAGGATTAAAAGCGTGAATAGGAAGGGTGGATTCTAGGTGGTATCTCATACTTTAGCCATATAAGCGTATTCTTTGCGGTCAGACTTTTGGATGTCTACACCGTATGTTTTGAGCATTCTGACAATCTGTTCCCCGCTCTTAGGCTTAATAAAATAGACCTTCTTTAGATCAGAATCCTGAATCTTTTTAATAAAGTATTGAATGGCAGAAGCCAAGGACTGGGGAGGATCTACAGTATATAAATGCAATTCTACGTCCCCTTCTCCTAGACGGATCAAGAAAAGTACCGAGTTATTTTTCTGTAATAGTATCCCATTTCCAGCTTTAATAATACGGTCAATACCCACAAGAACCTTCTTTGGGTCATCTGCTTGACTGTATTGGTCTTGTAAAATAATCTCTGATGGTGTCATATAATAGTAACCGTTACCGTCCCTACACTAGCTGTTGCAAATATTCCTTGGAAGTTGTTGGTCACTATTGTGACACTGCCAACCGTCCCAGTTCCCGAAACACCTTCTACATAAGCAAAGTTTGGCAGAACTATTTTTAAGAACTCGCCATCCCGAAAGACTGTGCCTTCTGGCAAATTGTACCCCGATGTTGGCAAATTTAATAGCCTGATCCCGTCTGCCTGTAAAGGCACGTTGGAGTCTAATTGGGTGAAGTAAAGCCGTAAAACCCCAATTAACTGAGACAGTTGCTGTTGGTCGTATTCTGGTGTCGCAAGCGGAAGAGCTGGCGCCCGAAACTTTTGCATTGCCATTATCTACGTCCATCTGGTCTGCCATCCAATCTAGGACTACCTAACTGCCACTGGACATTTAACTCTGTAGACTCAATCTGAATTGCCATCTGTCTAGCCCTAGCTCGCATAAAGATCTGCTCGGTAAAGACGTCTACCGAGGTTTCAATCACATTCTGAGATTCTATATTGGAATAGGCGTTGCCAGGAAAATTCCGTGGTTTGATATACATAGTCACCGCAGGCAAGGTGGCAGTTGATCCTGCAAAACTAAGGTCAGGGATAATCCGCTTAGTCAGGATAAACTGATCCCCGTCTACGAGGTCAAAGTCTGAAGACGAAATAAACGAGGTCATTGCCGTTGTGTCGTCATTTAAACCCTGCTCGTGGTTATAGATAATGCTGTCGGCAGTCATTGAGGTCTGAACTACGAGCTGAGAGATATTGACGGTGTAAGTCCCAGCCCCGCCAGTCCCAGTGCCTAGAGCCGTTATCGTGGTTCCTGTAGCTACGCCCGTTCCAGTAATAACTGAACCAACTTGTAAATAACCTACAACACTATTTGCCACGGTCAAAGTAGTACCAGAAATAGCACCTGTAAAGTATGTCGCAGTCAGGGCTTGAGGGTATTCCCTTAGTGAGGAGTCTGACCACGCAGTACGGTCTATTGTGCCGTAATACCAAATTTTTTCTAAGTGGTTATAGATGACGTAGGCGTTATTGACTTGACTGTTTGCCGTTGGGTAGAACCACCAGACCTCGTTCCAGCCCTCATTAGATCCAGAAACAATTTGGTCGGCTTGAGAGTAGTTTAAATTCTGAAAGACGTGATTTCTAATCGTACAAGGCAAAGTCTCAACCCGTCCTGTATAAGCATAGAACTTGTCATGCCCAAACCAATAAGCTGTGTTATTGACAGTAACGACTGAGCGTGGGCTAAGAATTGAGATATTGTCCGAAAGCTCATTAAGACTAAAGACGTCTGTGGTGCCTACGAACTGGAGAGAATTTAAGGTTCCTTCTGTATATACAAGAATTTCTTGGCGAGTTGCTACTGCACAGACAATGGCTGAACCACGGGATACCCGTATAAAACCTGCCGAATTTGTAACTTGGGGTGTCCAGACATTAGGTTGATCTTGGGTTGCCCAGCGAATTAATAAGGGATCAAACGTCCCTCCCCCGAATGGAGTGGCACCAAAACAAATAAGGTGTTTATCATTTTGGGAAACTAAGACCTGCATTGCCTGCGTTGGAACGTCCGCTGGGGCTATTCCCCCAATGGTGGTGGTCGCTAAAGGTGTGGCTCTTGTTGATGGACCACCTGAATATTGCCAATAATAGATAACACCATTACGGATATTAGCAACTAAGTCATTGTCAAAGTTTTGTAAAAACCAATCCCGTTGAGAAAGAACCACTGGCGTTGGACTGCCAGCTCCCCAAGCACTAGTCCCCCATGTACCTGCACTCCAACCGTTTCCGTATGCAGCATTATTATTTCCTATGCTAATCTGAAAAGCTGCTGTAATTCCTGTGCCACCGCCAGAAGCCGAAGACGTAGCCGCAGTCGCAGCGGTAATCGTAAAGGAATTTGCGTTTACTAAAGTAATAATAAACTCAGTATTTAAGTTAGGAGCCGTAATCCCGCCTACCGCTGTAGCCCCTGAAAAAGTTACATAGTCTCCGTCTAAAGCTCCATGGGACGTAATTGCAACGGTGACGGTCTTCGAGCCATTAACAGTGGTAAAGCAGTTGTCTGTAGCCGTAGTAGTAAAAGTCTGCCGTATAGGAGTAATGTCATTTAGAAGCTGACCCGCTTCAATGTAAAGTTTCTTAGACGTTCCAAGGGCTAGATAGTTATCCGAAGCCGTACTAATCCAGTTAAACATCTGACGACATATTCCTGCGATTGTAAACGTCCCATAGCGTAACCAACCACCTATTTTCTGCGGATAGCCAGAGCGAAAACGCACTTTATTGCACTCAAAGAACCCACCCTCATTGGTGTAGTTAGTTTGATCTCTGTTTAAACCTGGCTTGAATTGTAGTTTTTGGAGTGGCATATTAGCTCAAAAATAAGGCACGTTCATCGTTTCTGCGGGTTACTAGACCTTTCAGTACTTTACCCCCAGCCAGCGTATATTTCAAGAACTCCTCTGCCGCTTCTTCCATTTCGCCCCGAATAACCTTCTGACGGAGGGTGCTGCGCTGTAGTGTTCCCAGACCAACATTAAAGCTAAAAGATACAAGAGCATCGAATTGACCTTGAGTGAGCTTAACGGGACAGTAGCGTTCAACACCTCGCTCAAAGCGATTAAGATCGTCTCTAAGAATGTCATCTACTTCCTCCATCGAAAAGGTACGGTCATCTTTATATTCCAAGGGGGTACTATCCCGTTCGTCTATCTTTAAAGCACCCTGCCGTGGGTAGAGTACATGACCCACACCAATCGTCCACAATTTTGCGGGACAGCGATATGGACGCTGGCGGACACCCTCATGGTGCTTAATCATTTTGATTGCTTTATCGCTTACTTTCACCGTTTGAACGCCTGAGTCCCGAACCAGAAAGAAACAATAGATGCCCAAATAATCTGGGTCTCATCATCCCATAGGAGGTTTAGCGCTACGTCAAATGGCACTTCCCGATGGAAGGCAAACCAGAACCCAAACAGCTCTACAAACATAAACATGATGAACATACCGTAGGTAATGGCTGGTCTAACCATCGCCCTAGAGTTCGTAACCCACTGAGAAGCACCCTTGCCAATCTCGATGTCGTGAGCATACAAAGACGCCCTTTCTTGGGCTTGGGTCTGCATCTCAATCTGCTGGGTCTTAATCTCTTCTACATGGGCTTGGGCTTGGAAGCCTCTCTCCATCATCTGGAGTTCTCGTTCAGTCTGCAAACGAGCCATATCCATCTCATGCTTCTTGTCGGATTTATCTTGGAAAAACCCTAGTAGGCTAGGTAGTCCGCCAGACAGGAATGATATAAGGGTAGTAAATAAGGTAATCATTTCTTTCCTCTTTCTTCTAAGAGTTTGACCCGCACATGGAGGTCATGAATATCTTTGTAAATTTCTTCACGCTGTTTTGCTCTGCGTTCGGCTGAAATAGGACTGTCCGTTGGTACGCCTTCGTTAGTAATTAGGGCTGGCATCTTGCCTTCAATCTGGGTCAGGCGGGTCTGGAATGAGGATACTTGACCGAGTAGCCACGCTATACAGGCTACTAAGATCGGAATAACCGCCTTTAGTACGTCTTGCATATTCATCTTTTAGACCCCCATACCATGTAATAAGCTATCCAGCCCGCTGCTAAAAAGCACCAAAACTGCACCCATCTAACCTTTGACAACTCGGCATCAAAGTACTTCTTATCTTCCTTCTCAAGCCGCTCAATCTCGGTCTTGATGTCTATTAGCTTCTGCCACTCTTTAGTGCCGTACTTCTTTATAAAATCTACCCTTAGTTTGTACTCCTCATCCGATATTTGTTTACGGTGTTTGTACTCTTCAAGGGCTTTGAATATCGCCCGTTCTTTCCTTAACTCTGCTTCCCTGCGCTCACGGATTCTTGCATTTGCCCGTTCTTTTGCTACATCGACTGCTTCTTTCTGTACTTCTTCAATGTTCTTGCCGATCTCACGACCAGCTTCCCTGCCTGTCTTAATCCCTTCGCTGATCCCCTTGGCACCAGCCGACAACCCCAGTTCGTCTGCCATGATTCAATTTAAAATACCTCTCCGCCAGCGGCAGGAACAGAAGTTGCGTGAATCGAGATATGCTGTCTAAGGTTTAAAGGCGCACCGCAATCGGCACAAGTATCTGCCTCTAACTCAGACGCATCTAAGTCATAACCACAGGCGGCACAGACCACTTCTACTTCATGGTGTGGCTCAATCAGTCCGCCTTCTAAGGTTCTAGCTTCTACGATAGTTCTCATGCTGTCTCTAACTCAACCCATGAGGTTGTAGCCTCGTCCCACGAGTAGCGTTTGTCATCGTTTGGATACGGTACTGGGGCTTCCCATAGATAAGAATCTTGGTTCATTGACCAGCTTGGGAATGGTTGTGGAGCAGCAAAGCCTGTGCCGTCCCATGTATAACCGATACCAGCATAGTTTTTATGCAGTGGCTCACGACCGCTAGGTGTGCCGTCTTGGTTATAGTGAACTCCACCACGGGTGTTGTAAGATGTTTGTACCCAGTTTGCTGGATCACCCAAAGCGCCAGTTTGAATGAACGCTTCTTCAGCGACTACGACTTGTACAACTACGCCATTTTCTATTTTTGCAAAGTGTGCCATTAGATAGATACTCCTAAGTTAATTGCTTTAAGTTGTTCGACTGTGGTTACTGCTGTAATTGATGCTTCTGTTGCCGTAGCCCATGCAATAACCGCTGCACGATATGTAGCTACATCAGCAGGAATTTCAACATTACGCTCGGCTTTACGGATTACATACCAATCGGTCTGAGCTAGGGTCATGTTGGTGTTGTGTTTGACCTGTGCAATATGGTTTGACTTTAAGCCTTTGGTGATTAAACGCTCGGTAGAATCCACCATTACTGGATTTTCTGGGTCAGTTTTGTCTAAGACCTTTACGTACATTGGGTTGCCGTCTTGGTCAACCTCTTCACGGTCTTCAAGTTCTTTTGGTGTAGCAGTGTATGAACCATCTGGATTTGCCGTTACCCAATAGTAGCGGTCATCTGGTCTGATTTCGTCTTGTCTAGTAAACATATTAGTTCCTATCTTGCGTTAGCGTATTTAATTAAATAATCCTTTGCTTTTTCAAGCAAATCTAAGTTGTCGTAAAAAAGACCTAGTCCTCTATTACATTTGCCACACAGTAAACCTCTTACACGACCATCAGTATGACAATGGTCTATAGCCAATCTTCTTCCTTCGACCTCATCTTCATTACCACAAATAGCACACTTATAATCTTGTGCTTTGAGCATTTCTTCATATTCTGTTAGTGTAATACCGTACTGTCTGCGAATTATTCCATCTCTCTTTTCTAGCCCTGAATAATTATGTGGTTTAAAGTATTCACAAGATCTAGTAGCACTATTTCTTTGAATCTCTCTGCCAACTTGTATATGTTCTTGACCACATGATTTGCATTTCACCACCCATCTATTAGGCAAGTCTGGTCTAAGAACGACTGCATAGTCATTCTCAAACCCAACTAAATCTATTCTTGGCTTTCGTACTCTCATCACCTAGCATTACTATACTTAAAGGGGTTTTCGGCAAATGCCATGTATATGTAAGTGCCACCATTTGAATTTGTATCAGCACCATTAAATCTGTTTTTAAAACCATTTGATAAAAAATCCATGTGGTCTACTCCAGAACCTTCTGCATTAGAATTATTTGCAAAGAACCAGTTTGAAATTGCATTGTATGGAGAGCAAGCAGAATTATCTATTAGCCAACCTTCAGTACCGCCATCAGTTCGTTTAACCATAATCCAACGAGGTCTAAATCCTGTGTATACAAAAGTTCCGTCACTAGAGCCATTACCTGTGTATGAGCCAAATGCAGAGTATCCAGCGATAGGTGCAAAGCAGTAGGCTACATAAGTACCACCACTAGCATTTAAATCACTATCAGTTCCAATACTAAATACAGTTGATGTCGGTAAAGTAGTGGTAAATCTATTCGGTGAATTTGCTTCTGCTCCAGTTGATTGCAAAGACAATACATATCCAGCGGCTAAAGTTATGAAATATACAGACCATCCTGAACTGCCAGAATCTCTGCGTTTTACAATAATCATGCTAGGTGCAACACCTAATCCATGACCAATAGTTGCTGTGCTTCCTGTACCTGTATAGGTGGCAATACTAAATCCAGCGGTTGTATTAGCACTTACTGTAGATGTAATAGTGCCTGCTGTGTTAGATGAACCTGCTCCGTTGGCTTTCCAGTTCCATGCGACATAGGTATCCGCACTTGTGTTTAACTGCGCTAATGCACCAACAGTAAAACCATCTGAGCCAAATGCTGTTAAACCTGTGGTTTCGGTTGTTTCTGCGTCAGTATTATTACTTTCTAATTGTTTTTGAACGCCACGAACTGCATCATAAAGTCCATGGTCAGCAGAAGCATTGCGTTCTTTAATCCATGTCCAATCTGGTTGGAATCCTAGCCCTGTAATAGATTGACTAGAACCTGTGCCTGTGTACAAAGCAATATTCATATACTTATTCGCTGTTGTAGATGCAGTAGCACCAATCGTAGGAGTAGGTAAGTTAAATGTGTTTAGTGCTACAAAGCCTGATGGTGGGGTGTAGGAGAATGGTCTTTGACCATGATTTATCCATCCTGACATATTGCCTGAGTTAGCACCATTCTGAACCCAAACCATTACTGATTGACCAACAAACGAGCTTACAGAAATAGCACCTTGGCTTACATTGTTTTTGTAATAAGTAACAGTCGGAGTTGCTGCATCCATGTCAAGAGCAACACCAATTACATCATTGTCAGTCCAAGTTGCACCATAAGCTGCTTCGCTTGCACCACTATTTAAAGTTCCTAAACCTCTATTGCCATTAGGCTGATAGTAAACACCATAAACTGATGCTCTAGCAGCTACTGTAACTAAGCCAAATAAAGGTACTGCTGATGCAGTATTAGAAGTATTTGACATTTCCCAATAATACTTGCCACTTGATACTGCAATAGTGCCAAAAGCATTTCTACCGCTTGTGCCATAGTTTAAATTGGCATTTGATAAAGTAAGAGAAGTTTGACCACTAGCAAAGTAATCGCCAGCAGCAACTGGATTCAAAGTAGCAAAATTACTAGCAGTCGCACTTGTCAATGTCGGCACATCGGTCATGCTGTCATAAGTAGAGCCAGCAGTTAATGAGATGTTATTGGCGGTCCAGTTGTTGCCGTTTGGAGAATAGTCAGCCGCAATATTAAAACCACCTAATGTTCCAGAGGAGGTAAATGTATGGATAGTGTTACCGCCAGAAGATGTTACTGTTCCGCCATTAAATTGTTGTGAGCCAGCGTAAGAAATAATTACGATTCCTGATCCACCAGCACCACCTGTACCAGCAGTTGATGCACCACCGCCACCGCCTGTATTAGGCGTTCCAGCACCTCCAGTTAAACCACTAGGTGGATAATTTGTTCCAGCACCGCCACCGCCAAGACCACCAGCCCATGCTTGTGTACTATCTTTACCACCACCACCGCCACCAGCGTAGTATGTGCTAGAACCTGAAATGGATGATGCTAATCCGTCTCCTCCTGACAAATCAGTTGCACCAGAGCCACCTTTTCCAGCAAAGCCAGCGCCACCGCCACTACCAGAAATGCTTTGTGGATCCCAGCCTTGCCCACCAGCATTACCTTGTCCCGCAGTTCCAGCGCCACCAGCTCTACTTCCATCAGATGTTCCACCACCACCTGAACCGCCTGATCCACCAACTTCATTTCCAGCACCACCTTCTCCACCGCCTATAGAAGTAATAGAAGAAAATATGGAATTATTGCCAACAACATTTTGTGCGCCACCAGCCCCTACTGTAACTGTATAAGAAGCTCCTGTACTTATCGATAAAGTGCTTGTTTGATAACCACCACCACCGCCCCCACCATTTCTATCACTATTTCCACCGCCGCCACCGCCGCCGCCAGCTACTACTAAATAATTAGCTGTAACTATATTGTTTGTAAACGGCAAATAGAATCCATTAGTACCGTAGCTACCACCGTAGCGGATAGGTTGCCAGACACCGAGTCCGTTAGATGTACCGAAGCTGTTTGGTGTTAGTGCCTGACCGTCAATATAATTTAGTTCAGTTGTGTATCCATCAAAGAAATATTGATTTCCTTGCTGTGCATTTATAAAATAGCCAGTATTACCAGATGCATTCCATACTAACGCTTGGTTTTGATTTGGGTAGTTTGCTGTTCCAAATGCAGTTACTTGAACTCCATTAACATAGAATTTAATTCTGTTTGATGCAGTAGCTTGTGTTGTATCTACAGCTAAGACAAAGTGATACCAAGCAGATGGGTCACGAAATACTTGGGTGGTTGATAATTGACCAGTGTAAGAAGAACCATCGTAATAAACATAAATGTCTAGCGTATCGTTTGAATTAAAACGCATTTGACCGTTATATGTACCTGTAAAAAATGTATAACCAATTGTTTGGAATGCGCCTAAAGTTCCACGCTTACACCAAACAGATTGAGTAAACTTTTGAGTATCACCGCTTTGTGTAAATGTCCGATTCAAATAAGCAGAAGCACTACTACGGAAACGCAATGAGTTATTTACTAACACAATTGGGGTTAGGTATCCGCTTGATGTGAATGTGTGGATTACATTACCGCCAGCTACAGTAACTGTACCGCCAGCCATTTGTTGAGTAGAGCCAGGGTAGGAGATGATTACTATACCGCTACCGCCTGAGCCACCATTACCAGTTGCAGAACCAGCACCACCACCACCGCCACCAAGTCCAGCAGTACCAGAAGATGCGCTTCCTGTTTGTGTACCAGCGCCACCGCCACCAGCACCACCTGTACCACCAGCCCTGCTTCCAACTGTAGTACCGCCACCACCTCCGCCACCTGCATAAGTTACAGATGAGCCTGAGATTGAAGATGCAGTTCCAGCTCCACCATTACCGCCTGCGCTAGAGCCAGCATTTACAGTTTGCCCAACAGCACTTGCACCTCCACCGCCACCAGCAATGCCGTATGTAGCACCGTCAGTGTATCCAGTACCACCAGCATTACCCTGACCAGAAGTACCAGCTCCACCAGCGCCACTATTACCGCCACCGCCACCAGAACCACCTGAATTCCCAGTTAGCGTTCCAGTTGCTTTACCGCCACCACCACCGCCAACGGCAGTAGTTGACACCATGCTAAATGCAGAATTTGAACCATTTGAGCCAGTCGTGCTATTAGAGTCTTGACCAGCTCCACCAGCTCCAACTGTTACAGCGTAGATTGAGTTAGTGTCAATAGTTAAGCTAGAGCCAGATAAAAGACCACCAGCTCCAGCTCCACCGAAACTTCCGCCACCACCGCCAGCTACGATTAAATAGCTTGCTGTCAATGAAGACAATGGGCTTAGTGTGCCAGATGTATTGAATGTGTGAATTGTGTTGCCACCGACAGAGGTAACGACACCGCCACCGAATTGTTGTGCGCCTACATAGGAGATAATGACTACGCCTGAACCGCCTTGACCGCCAGCATTTGTTGCTCCTGAACCGCCACCTCCACCGCCTAGGTTAGCAGTTCCAGCACCGCCAATTCCATTTAAAGTTGCTCCAGCACCACCACCGCCTGAACCACCAGCACCGCCTGAACTAAATCCTCTACCGCCACCACCACCAGCATAAGTAACGCTAGAACCTGTAATGCTTGATGCAGTACCAGCACCGCCTGCGCCACCATTATTTGTTGTGCCGTTACTTCCTACTGCGCCAGCACCGCCACCACCAGCAGCCCCAGAATTATTTCCAGTACCACCATTATTACCTTGGCTTGGAGAAGTGCTTGGTGTATTACCAGCACCACCTGTTGATGTTGGGTCCCATCCTCCACCACCACCGCCTGAACCACCAGCTGACCCTAAACCGCCAGACGCTCCATTACCACCGCCACCACCACCAGCCGAAGTAATAGCATTAAATACCGAATTAGAACCATTTGTTCCATTTATTGAATCACTTTGACCGCCAGCGCCACCGCCACCTACAGTAACAGCGTAAGATTGGGTCGGATTAAGTGATGCAGTTCCTGTTCTAAATCCACCAGCACCACCACCGCCATTGCTACCACCAGCACCGCCAGCTACAACAAGGTAACTTGCAGAAACAGAAGACAGACCAGTCCAACCAAAGGCTGCTAGGGCTGCTGCACCAATTTTAGATAAGCGTGGCATCTATAAAACCTTTAAGCGAATTTAGTTTGAGCTGCAAAGACTGTGAATGTTGCTGATGCTGTTTTAAGTAATACGTAGGTATAACTGTCTATTGAGCTTGCGTTTCCACTAGTAGGAGCAGAGCCACCTTGCCATTTAGGGGTTACGGCACTTCCGTCTACTTGAACTGCTGAGTTGTAATAGGCTGTTGCACCCTGAGTAACCAAGAAAGTTACAGACATAGACTCGCCAGTAGACATAATGGTATCTAACGATGTACCGCTAGAACCACGGAAGTTTACTGTCCAGTTTGCTGATGCGTTTGATGTGTAATATAAAACTGACTGGGTCGTAATGTCGTAGTTAATTGTGCCTGTCGCTGCCGTAGCTGAAACTGTGGCGGTCTCAATGATATTAGAGGTCTTTAGGTCTGCATTAGAAGACGTACCAGCAAAGGTCTGTAAAGCGGTAAATGTCGTTGCTGTGCCAGGTGCTACATAGTCTGTTCCTGCGGTGGCTGCGCTAAATGCTGAAGTGCCGTTGCCTTTTAAGACTCCAGTAAGGGTAGCTGCTCCCGAACCGCCTGAAGCAACTGGAAGGGCTGTGCCAAGGGTCAGAGAAGTTAAATGAGTAACTGCATCTACTACGTTAGTCCCGTTGTTATAAACAAACATCGACTTACCAGCGGCAACGGCAATACCTGTACCTGATGTATTTTTTACCGTGACCGCATCGGCTAAACCGTTGTTAATGAGGTAGAGCTTCTCAATTTGGCAACCTGAACCGAGAATAAGATTCCTAGCACCGCCAGAAGTTCCAGTAAGATTTAAACGCAGATTACGAGCAGTTTGGGAGCCGTTTGTATCCGTTAGGGTAACGGTAACGTCTGAACTAGAAAACGCTACGTCTGCCGATCCTGTAATGGCTTCTTGAAAAGCAATAGAGAAGTTGTTATTGGTCGTGGTACCCCAAGTACCAGTCTGTTCGCCAGTACCAATCAGCTCTATTTTTAAGTCACTATATGTCGATGCCATAATTTGTCCTTACCTGAATAATATCCATTTTATGCTGCTATTTCAACCCAATTTGGTGTCTGATTATCATTAATCGTAATCCAAACTGAAACAGAAGTTATGCTTGCCGTACAGCTAACTCCTACTACAAAAACGTCCAATGAAGGAATTACAGTTACGCTACCCACGCTGCCTACTGCTTGAAGCCCTGTAACTGGGGTATTAGCAGAGCCATTAACAGCAACACTTCCTATGCTGACTGTGCCTGCAACTCCTGTAACTAAAACATTTCCATCAGCTTCTACTAGTACGCTACCAACAAAGCCTGTTACCTGTAACCCCGTAACTGGAGCATTTGCGTCTGCTTCTACAGTCACAGAGCCTACTGACCCTGTTGCTACAAACGATATATTTCCTTCACCCCAAGCTGAGTCTCCCCAGCCTTGACTGCCAAAACCTCCTAAAGGTACAGTAACATCACTCATGCTGCTGTCCTAATAATTGTCCAATTTGGGGTTTGGTCATCGCCAATAATGCTCCAAATTAAAACATTTCCTACTTGTCCTGTACCCTGCACTCCCGTCACGCTAACATTAGCAGAGGCAGTAGTTGTTAAACTTCCTACACTAACTGTACCCGCAACGCCTGTAACTAACACTTCAATACTAGGGGTAACTACTACAGTCCCTACTGCTACCGTACCTGCTACACCCGTAACATCTACAACTGCTGTGCCTGTTACAGAAGTACTGCCAAGTCCAACTGTACCTGCAACGCCTACAACAAAGACTCCGACACCTTCTTCAACCGTTACTGAGCCTACACTGCCTGTCGCATCTACTCCTGTGACTGGAACATCAGCTCCAGCCTGTGCTACAACAGAGCCTACAGAAGCAGTTCCTGATAAGCCTGTAACAGTGACATTTGATTCACCTGTAATAGTGACACTACCAATTTGTCCTGTACTGATTACTCCAGTAACACTTACAACTGCCGTTCCCGTTGCCGTTGCGCTACCTAACTGTCCCGTGCCAGAAACGCCTGTTACATCGACATTAGAATCAGCTTGTACTGCTACTGAACCGACACTGCCAACCGCCTCTAAGCCTGTAACTAAAGCATCCGCACCAGCTTCTACAACTACAGAACCTATATTTCCAGTTCCAGAAACTCCAGTTACATCAACATTAACATCCGTTACTACAACGACTGTACCAACAGCTCCAGTGGCTACAAGGGATACACTTCCAACTCCCCAAGCAGAATCACCCCAGCCTTGGCTGCCCCAGCCTCCTAACGGAACAATGACATCAGCCACACCTTAATCACGCTATCCGAATAATGGCGTTACTTGAGTCTGCTGTTGGGAACACAATCGTAAATGTACCTGCTGTGGAAGTCTTAGCACCGCCAAAGTCTAGTACGCAAACCGTTGGATCACCAGCTGCGGTGTCGTTATAGATTAATGCGCCAAATGCTGTAATGGTCGCAGAGGTAAACGATAGATCCGCAAAGTCAGTAAATGCAGTCGTACCTGTAGACGTAGGGGTTACGTTGGTTAATGTCCCACCACCTGCTACATAAGTACCAGAAGCCGCTACTTCATTACTAGCCGTATACGCTGTAGTCGCAGCCGTAAATGACGCTGAGTTGTCATACATAGCCAGTTTAAACGTATTACCCGTACCGTTTGTAAAGTTGTGTGTTGCTGTCATTAGTTGTACTTTGAAACTAGTACACATGAAGTTGCCTGTAAATGCCATGATTTACTCCTCTAAAAGTTTAATTAATTCAGGATGACCAGCTTCCCGTAGCTTGTGAGCTAGTGTTACACGATCAAATTTTACCGCTTCATTCATGTAAAAGACTAGAACTTCCCGAATATGATTCCTAAAAGCAATTGCTTGCTCCCGAACCAAAGGGTGAGACTGATCCCCTACCTGAATAATTTTATCTAATGCCCGTTCAGCGACTTCCTCTGGGGTAAAGCCACCGTGGTCTTTTGTAAATACTTGAATCCCGTTGGATTCACCTAATCCTTGTACGCTAATCATTTGACTTGATACCTCACTTGTCCACTTCTGTAGGCGTCTTGACGCTCTTTTGCATCGCCTAATTGTTTGAGTTCTGCCATGGCTCTGCCATAACGTTCTTTGTATAAATTAACTGCATCGGCATCGGATTTCATAAAATTAGCTGCTTCTAACAATGCACCATATAACAACACGGAATCAAAGTTTGTGCCTAACCAAGACGTTCCAGCCGTCACAATAGACTGCGGGTAGTAGAAATAATGAAGTTCTGTAGCGTAACTAGCGTCTGGGGTAGGTCCTAAAATAAAGGTGTTATCGTCAAATACAGCGTAATACTGAGGTTCCGCATAAAAGTTGGCGTCCGTATCTGGGTAGGATTCACGGATAAAGTTAACATCTTTATTTAAAAGGTAGTGATACTCATTTGCCGCATTAATCACCGCAATACTAAAAGTAGCCAGCCAGTCAGGAGGAGTTGCTAAGTACTTATTGCCACTTGTCATGTTACCTGTAACATTCTTACGAAAAGCAGGTAGCTGTACGGTATTAAAAACACTTTGCTCGGCAAGCTGTACAAAGCGGGCAATCTGTTCAGGAGACGTAAACGACCCGACTGTCGCTGGGAAGTCGTTCTCTGCAAACCCTTTAATAGCGGACGTTAACTGCGTGTAATTCATCCCATCTTCCCGCTAGACATACGACCTTTAGTAGCTGCACCAGCACCACGCATCTCAATCTTGCCATATTGATTTACGGGTTTACCATTACCTTTGCTAATACCGTCAACCGAGATATTCATAGTCGCCATTTCTTGTGCGCCAGTCATACCTTTAGAAGTCAGTCCTTTAGCAGAGATTGTCTTACCCTTCATCGTATGGGGAGGAGCATAGACTTTAGCGTCTCCAACTTCCTTGC